ACTTCCGCCAATACTTGTCACGCTGTTAGGAATTGTTATGCTTGGCAGGGAAGTGCAACCTCTAAAAGCATAAGAACCAATACTTGTTATATTTGAAGTTGGTGTGAATGTGACGTTAGTTAGAGTAATGCAATTTCTGAACATCTCACTCGGAATTTGAGTCAAGCCTGTACCTATGGTTGCTGTGGTTATGCTGGTATATGAAAACGCAGAACTGCCAATATTCGTCACGCTGTTGGGAATAGTAATGCTGGTAATAGGACAACCTTGAAACGCTTCGTTACCAATACTTAACACGCTATTGGGAATGGTAATGCTGGTAATACTACAACCATCAAATGCTCGAAGCCCAATACTTGTTACGCTAGATGGAATTGTGACGCCAATAATTGAAGAAGATTGAAACCAATCTGCTCCAACTGTAACGATGCCATTGGCCAATGTAATATTTGTTGGGCAGTATCTAAATGCATCGCTCCCTATACTAGTTACTCCTGTTCCAATGGTAGTTGTGGCTAAACTTGTGCATCCATAGAATGCTCTGCTACCAATGGCAGTTACGCTGTTTGGAATGGTTATTGTGGAAAGACTAGTGCAATAATAGAAGGCTTGACTACCAATGGAAGTTACGCTGTTGTTGTTTGCAAAGATAACGGAGGCAACAGTAGCTTCGCTTGCAACCCAATCATTGGGTATATCCCCTGTAATTGTTGATCCGACCTGTACGCCAGAGGAGTTGAAGGCTTTCGAGGTGGTGATGACAGGGACGCCAGAACTAGCAACAACGGCTGTCCTACTACCGCATACGGATATTCCGTAGCCGTAACGAGCCATTTTAGTCTCCGATTGCGAGGACTACGCCACTATGAATCTGGAACTCAGAGACATCCCCAGCGATGTAAGCACCAGCGGGAATGGTCACGGCATTCGCAAGAGTCACACTAGCAATTCCACTCATACCAGTAACGGTAGAAGTGATTGCGTAGAACTTGCTCTCGGTGATTGCAACAAGACCAGCAAAGCTACCAGTTACAGAGCTTCCAGTCGTAGTCACATAGCGGGTTTGAGGCCGAGCAGCGTGACTGATTTGATCATAATAAGGTAAAGATTCCGATAGGTCTGCCATAATACTAATCCTTTCTTGTCAAAGAAAAAGGGGGATAGGACTTTCATCCCATCCCCCTTCCTCCATGAACTAACCAACCAATTACGAAGCGGAGTAAGAGGTCGTGATCAACTGCATCGCAGTAGAGTCGATGACCTTGACCACACGATTCGAACGCACCCGAAGGATGTTCGAACGGCGACCTTCATCACGATAGCTCTCAGCAACGAAGGGAGCAGAAGCATCCTCGCTCCAGACAATCGTGCGACCCGCACCGCCAGAGGCAAAATCACCACCAGCAGTTTGTCCAACCGCCACATAGGTTGTGGGGAAGATAAACGAACCGCTGAAGGCTTGACCTTTAGCAGCTGAATTCCTTGCAGCTTTTCCAACTAACACTTTCTCAACGCCAGCCGCGGCGGCGATCTCTTGCTCAGACAACAGACGGCGAGAGTCAGTCGCAACAACACCGAAGAACTGATTCTGCGTCAGCGGTGAACGCCGAACGAGATCGAATACTTCTTGGTTCATTACAACCGTGTTGGCGATCACACCCTGTTTCAGCAAACGCTGTTTGGCTGCTGCCACATCCGCTACGAAGTTAATCGTGGAGAGGTTGGTAACAGTGTAGTTGACCAAAGCGGAGGTTGCGGTGAAGGTGCTGGCATTAAACAGGGTCGAAGCACATTCGGCTTCATGCCCGATTTGAATGTTGCGGAGGAGGATCTTCGCAGTTTCAGTCTCCAGACCGAAAAAGCGTGAAACATCCGAAGCCAACGCATCTGGTACAACCTCTTCCAATCCGTATTCCACGCATGTGAAATTATCGTTATCGAACGCCCTCGAAGAGCGAGGATATGCGCTGCCAGGGGCCACCAAGGAGGCATCGCTGTTCAAAAGTTCAGCGTTGCCCAAGTTTAACTTGAGGTACTGTCCAGCACGAACTGGGCTGTTATAGATCGGGAACAAATCGGTTCCGATGAATCCCTGATCTGCTTGGCTGGCCTGAATGACCGCCGTTGTGATGTCGCCACGGAGGGTGGCGTTTGAAGTGAGATAAGACATTTTTTTGTATTCCTTTCTTTAGCGGGTGTAGAACACTTCGATGACATCGCCAGACGCACCAGCGTTCCGAACGACACCAGCAGTGATTGCACCACCAGCAGTGGAGGTTGAAACTTGACCATTGATCGCTTGATAAACGAGCGATCCAGCCGTCACCAAGCTCGCACAACGAGCAAAGTTCGAGGGTTGGAAGAGTTTAACAAAGCCAACAGAACCGCTAACCACATCCTGCTGAAGAACGCCGATAGCGTTTCCTGCCGTGGTTGCGACCTGTGCCGTGTTGTCAGTAGTAGTCATGCTGACGATGCTGTTGGCTGTCACCGTAGAAGCGAAAGCCAGCGAGGCAAAGCCAGAATCAAATTGAGTTGCCATAGTTTTGTTTACCTTTCTTTAGAAGCTTTTGCTAAAGCCACCAGCGGAAAGCTCTTTCCGATATTGTTCTGTGTATTTTCCAACACAAAGACGAAGAGCTTCGCCCTTGGAGATGTTATTTGCTTTCATCTCAAAATTGACTAGTTCCGAAAAGGTTTCGGGCTTTTTCTCGTTAACAGCGGGAGCCGAATGAGAAATAGGAGCCGACACCATCTTGGAGAGTTCGGTGCGGATTTCATTCAGCACACCAGAAAGCTCTATCTTGCCAGCCTCAACAGCAGACATTTCAGCTTTTTCTTCTTTCTTTTTCTTGGCCTCTTCCGAATAAGGAAATGCACCCATTTCCTCTTTTTCGGTTTTCTCGGCAACAACTGCGGAAGTTGCTTCCATTTCAGCTTTTGGCTCCTCGGTGGGAGCAGGATTCATTTTGGCTTCGAGGGCAGATAGGCGGGAAGCGAAATCTTCCATATACTTCCCGAAATCTTCCATGTTGTAAGAAGGCGTAACCTTCTTTTCAGTGGTGTCAGTCGTAGTTTCCATATTACTCAAATTAACCTTGTCAACTACTATACGACCAGAATCCGCTGAAAATAAGCCTGTTGGGTTCGAAGCGGGGTGCTGAACTAGGTCTGCGGAGTACAATTCAGAACACCTAGCAAGGTCAAAATTTGACCCATTTAGCTCTGATTCTCCACTGAACGAAATCGAAATCCCAAACGCATCTGGGATCTCGGAGGCCAAGTCCATGTAGTACTTCGCACGATCTTGGCGACTCTTGAGAAAAGTCAAATCAGCGAGAAGCTTGCTTCCGCTTTCGTCAATTCTGAAGTTAGTGAGCTTGCCGATAATATCAGCAATCCCTGCACCGTGATTTTCGTTTACCTTCACTCCACCCTTGAATTGCTCTGCACAATTCTTCACTTGTTCTAGAGTGGTTCCGTCGATTTCAAGCTGATGGCCTTTTGCCATGCCTGTAGTTAACACCGAAACTCCTTTTAAAGTCATATTGTTTCCCTCCTCGTAATTATATTTCTTATTGCCCTGTCCTTGAATAACTGCGGTAGGAATAGTTCCCGCTGGGGTACTTCCACCAGTGGGATATGCCATTTCCTCTTCGTCTTCTTTTTCTTCGGCTTCGTCTTCATCCTCTTCCTCGTCTTCAGAGGTTGATTTTCCAATGGCTGGCTCGATGTCCGTAGAGTCGCTTCCAGATTCGCCGTCAGACTGGCTCTGGCTCTCTAGGTTTTCCTCGTTATTATCGAAGATCTCGGATGCAATTTCAGCACGATCAGCCGAATCTGGGAATAGCCCGATCATGTTCTCGTCGGATACAAAACGACCCATGAAATCTGTGAAAGTCTCGCCTTCATCTGGAGTTAATAGGCTCCTATTGGATGCAAGATTCTTTCTTCTCTGCTTCTTTTTGGCCTCTCTAAAGAGACTCGCCCCTACAGCATACCGCTGTTTGTTGTCCGTGTAATCCTTTACGGCTGTGGAGTTACCCATGAATTTTGACATGAAATCAGCAAGAGACTCGCCTTTTTTGGGTGTAGGTAGGGGCATACACCATCGAAGAGTGTCAACTGCTATATGTATAGTAAATTGACAACACTTGAGTTAATGTGAGCGAAATCAACGGTTCTGAAATTTACTACGAACAAATTATTACTGGAGCGAAGGGGGGAGTGGTTGTTACGGCTGGTTCTGGTGTAGTTACTGGAGCTTGGGGAAGAATACACTTTATAGAAAATACAAAGCTTCACGGAATATCCGCTGGAAATCTTGTGAATATTTCTGCTCTTTTTGACCCAGATGGAGCGGGTGGTCCCCAATTTTCTGCTGGATCAGAACTTAGAAATACTGTGACTGGCATAAGGCTACATAACGGAACTGCAATCTGCTATACTCAGTAGATTTTTAAAATAAATAGAGGAGCCAGCCAAGGTTGAATCCCTTATTTTATCAACCATAAAGTTATTTTAGATAGTCTATCCAGTTTAATGCGCTCATGCCGAGCAAGACTCCAAACGCAAACACAATCCACAAAATGCAGATGTGTTTTAGATCTCGGTAGTTCATGCTTCCTCCTGTATTGCCAGATCCGCTAGTTTGTTCTCGATCTTGGTCTTAACGGCAACGATTGCGCCGTACTCGGTTTCGGATTCCACATTATGAGGCCATACCCTACTGCCATCCCTACCTAGCAGTACCCAGCTATCCGTATCTACTTCTACAGCCCTGTCGCATTTAAGGACAGCCTTTAGATCGTCTGGAAGGTTTAGAACGATTGTGTTCATGTTGCCTCCTTATACTGGCAGAAGACTTGCGATCTTCTGCTCAAGAGTCGTTTCCGCTACTGCCGTGCAACTACAGGTCTTAGGATCGACCTCGAATACCCGATAGAGTACTTCAATCACCTTGTAATAGCCAGCCTTTGCCTTGGTTGGCTTATCGCCCGTGATTGCCCATAGCAGATATTGACGGACATTACTGTTCTGGGAACCGTACAACTGGAATATTCTGGACGGCAGAATACCAAGTTGGTTGATTGCTTTTAATGCTCTTTCTTGTTTGCTGTTCATTATTTTGCCTCCTGTAGTTTGGGGAATAACCGATTGTGAATTTCCCTTCGGACTTGCGATAGCTCATAAGTAATATGACCAAGCTCTTCGTGAAGGCGAAGAATTCCTTTGGCAATAATCTTATCATCAGAGTCCCCGAAGTTTTCAGCGAGAAGAACTACATTCTCAGTATGAAGATTGCAGTCTTCGTTTTTAAGATACTTTTTATACAGGTTGTTCATGGTTATATTCCTTTCTGGTTAAACCGCCAATTGAAGATTCCGATCCTCGATATATTTGACGAAGTGAGCGATGGTCTGATCGTAGTTTTTAGAGGCCAACTCATCCAGCACACTCTGACTGAATCGTTTCGCTGTCTTGATGAATTGCTTTACACCGTTGAAAGCCACATAGCTTTCGACTACATACCCGACCTCCTGCCGTTGCTCGACTGCCTTTACCGACAAGTAGTATCCACGCTCTTCTCTTTTGTAGTTGAAGTAATTCAACCCGCCCTTGCTGTAGAACAGATTGATTTTGTAGAAGTGATTTGGTTTTCCCTCAATCGGGATTTCTTTGATGGTTTTTGTTTGGTTGTTCATGGTTTTGTTTCCTTTCTTATTGTGGCACTAGATTACATTATCCAGAGCCGTTTGGCAAGAAGAATCTTTAGCACTAGGAATAAACTCCCATGCGTCCGTGATCCGCTGGCGGGGAGTGTTGCGGATATTGTCGAGGATGATTCCATCGACTACCGCAAAGGCATGACCGCTACGGCGACAATAGAATCTCCCCTTCGAATGCTTTTGAATAAATTCACCAATCGTAGTGGGCTGGAAAGTTCGGACTCCGTCGCCATGCCTATCGATTATTTTGGAAAAGCTGATGTTGCTTTTTTGGGCTTGATCCAAGAGCGTCTGGCAGTGGAACCCCCGCCGTCTCTGCCGTCCTGCATCCTTGCCGATTTTATGAGCCACGCTGTATTCGATGCTGGCCGTCAGAGCCAAGGCACGAATGGTGCAATCACGATATTCTTTCAATCGTGTTTTGCTCAACCCACCATCGGTTTTGACTTGAGGAACGCCATACTTGTTTCCGACTGGATAACTTTTTCCGTCGATCTGGATTCTGGTTTGTTCATTTGTCATGGTGGTACTGTACATCATTCCAACCCGCTTGGCAAGCATTATTTAATCTTTTTTTACCCCCCTAAAATTATTTTATTTTGTTGTTGACTTCGAAGCCGTTTGGCAGTACACTCCTCCCATGATCAAAAACATCCAAGACATCCAAAAGCTGAAACCCACCGAAATTCGCAAGCTCTCGAAAGCCGAACTGGAGGAGATCGTTCCTCTTCTTCGTGCCGAGTACAAAAGATATGAGTCATTCGCCAGTCTCATTGAAAATGATTCTGAACGCCATGAGGCCGTAGATACTGAATGGCGTTTAAGGGACTTGTATGACGCTGGACGGAATCGCTTGGAGAAGTATGCCAAGGAAGAGCGCAAGGCTCTCCGTGAGTCCAAGCAGAATTCCAAGGAGATTGAGCGCAAGCGGATCGAGGATCTTGCCTCTACTCTCCGCAAGAACTTGGTTCCCGTTGAGAATGCTCTTTCCGAGTCGATCATTGAGCGTGACAATCTCCGACTAAAGAACCAAGACAAGTTCTTCAAGTCGCTTCCCAAGCCCTATGTAATCTATTACAAATCTAGGCACTCGACTGATAACAGCGATGATAAGATTACATACAGCGAATTCAGTCAGCAGTATGGCCGTTTCTGGGAAACGAAACGATTGGATTACAGCGAATCTTGCCCAGAGAAAGTCAGTAAGAAGCTAGGACTCGCAAAAAAGATCGAGAAAGATGCCAAGGATTACGCCAAGATTGCCTGTGATCAGTTTGCCTTCAAGATCGTGCAGAAGACTGAGCAGGAGATCAAAGAGCGTGGCACTGATGACAAGATCGTTTCGACCTCCTACGAGGGTAATGTGAATCCTTGGGATGGCGGTCAGGTGATCGTCACCACGACCAAGGGCAAGTATGTCTGGAATACCAAAGTGATTCTGAACTTCTCGAAGTACGGACTCCCCTTCAACCAGTGGCCGACTCGGTTGGCCTAGTCCTTCTTGGAGTCTTTGGTCTTCTTGATCTCTTTGAGTGCTTCGATCATGTTGTCCAGAGATTTGTCATCACGGCTGGACAATTCATCTGCCAGTGGATCAGTCGAAGAGGTTGCCATGGGTTGCCTTTACTGGAGCAGTGCCTTTGCTCCTATCTGCGTTTCCGTCTAGAGAATAACCGATGTCGGCTATCCCTTCAGAGGTAAGTTTGCTCCAAGTGTTCCTAGCTTGTTGGGCAGATCCCTTGATGTAATTGTAGGGAACATAGCGTCCATTGGGTTTATTGAATCGCTTGGAAGCTCTGGTCAAAGCCACTTTATCATCCACATCCACATGAACTATCCCGATTTTATATCCAACCGATTTTAGCGTTTTTGCCATGTCTGCAACCTTATTAGAGTTTTTACCAGTGATGTCGATCAAAAGATTGTGATTTTCCATAACTGCCCTTGGGAATACGATCTTCTCGGATATAAGCGCAGACTCCTCATGGAACGCACCAGCATTCCAGCCCTCGAATCCCTTTGACTTACCCTTAACCGAATCGGGATCGATCTTAGTTGTTTCTTTTCCGTTTAGGATCCTTTCTGCAAATGGTCTTCCAGTAGTCGTTTTCCCGCTGGCTGGAGATCCCATGAGAATTACTGCAATAGGATTGTCCGACTTGGCCTTTGAATTCAGTTCGCTTTCAATAACGGAATCCTTCCACGCCTTGTGTTCTGGGGTTGGGTTTTCAAATGTTTCTACGATGTCTTTCTTCTGGATGTATCGCTTGGGATCTCTGAGCGACCAATGGGTTACTGGGGCATTCTCTGACCCCTCCGCTTGAGCCACTTCCTTTTGCAATTTAGCCATCTTTTCAATTGTTGCTTTGGTTTTTGGCTCTGCATTTAGTCTTTCAATCTCTTTTTCAATTTCATCAATTGTAGTGCTTGTTTCGGATTCTTCCTCGCCTTTGGATGATTTCCCCCTTGCCTTTCCCTTGGCTCCTCCACCGCCCCCTCCACCCTTCCCAGACCATCTCCCCTTTTCATCCCTTGGCTGATCTGGATTATAAAACTCAATCATTTCTCCGTTGTATTGGAATACAAATGACTCGATTGCTACCGCTTCGTCAAACTGGAATCCCTCAGAGCCATCATCTGGAAGTTGAATAACGATGGGTACATAAATCAACTTACTGCCATCTTCCAACTCTTTTGTCGCCACAGGGGATGGTTTGGGGCCGTTCTCGTAAACATATTTCCTAATCGAATCGACCTCGAAGATCTGCATTTTTTTGATGGCACTTGGAGATACTGCGCCGTCCTTGGTAAAGATTTTTGACACAGCGGCCAACCCAGTCTTGCCCATCTTTTGAGCCTTGGTTGTTGGGATATTGTCGGCAACGCTTTTAAATCCATCTGCCAATACGCTGATAATCCCGATAAGTTGTTTCCCGCCAATCTTGGGCGATGACCCAGAACGCAGTACGCCGTACTCCATGGCTAGATCCAAACTGTCCGTGCTGTACACCTTGCCACCACCCCAAACGCCACTTTTAGAGGGTTTTAGACCGTCTTTTCGTATGTCTTTAAGCACATCTGCCGAGGTTCCGTGGTAAAGGGTAGTAGCCTCTCCAGTCTTCTTGCTTGCCTCCGCTGGATTATCTTGCGCCCATCTGGGTGTAGGTGTAGCTCCTTGAGCTATTCCACCCCCGCCAGTCCATTTTCCAGATTCATCTCTCTGTTGGTTTGGATCGTAAAACTCTATCGCTTGATAGCTCCTGTAATAATTACGCCCTCCCCATCGTTGTACTCCGAGGCGAACACGATTCGGGAAAGATCGCTCATAGTTGTCGATGATTCCTTTATAGGCTTTTTTTCCTGCAATCCTTGTGTCTCCACCGATGAACTCTCCGACTCCTCTGACTGCTTCTGATTTTCCATTTATTGCTCCTAGAAATTTGGCAACATTAGCGGTCAACTGCGATCCTTGGTCTAGGATTGTTACGCTAGTCTTGGCTCTGTCGCCTACCATTGTTCTAAAACTAATTCCATTCTCTGACAATATTTTTCTGACCTCATCCATTGGCCTGTCTGCTGAGATTTTATGCAGAATATCGGGGCCGTCTTTCTTCTTCTGAAAGGCGACAACTGCTTTTTGGTTTAGGCTCGCCCCCAGTTTGGATGCCGTGTATTTAAGCTGGTCAAAGTCCTTCACTCCCTTTACATCGATCTTAATCGAATTCTCTGCTCCATCTTCCCAGTCGCCCACCCCAGACTCGACCTTACCATCCATGTCTTGCTTCTTGATGGCATCTCTTGCGATGCTTACTGCTCTTGCATGCTCTGGAGAATCGGTCATTTTCTTGGCCTCTTCGTAGTTCATGTTCTCTTTGATGTTCGGGGAGACAAGGATCTCGCCACCGCCACCACTGCCAGTCCACTTGCCAGATGCATCTCTCTCTTGGTTTGGATCGTAAAATGTAATAACTTGAAAGTCTTTTTTGTTTTTGATGTATTTTAGAATCGACACCCGCAACACATCAGTCAGATATTCTGCTACATCTGAAACATTCATTTCCTCTTGAAGCTCTACCGACTTCATGGTTGCACCTAGGGGCTTTACCCCCACCTGTTTCTCTACGGCAGACTTGATTTCCTGCCCCTTCTTAATGGATCTATATTCTCTTACTGCGTTGTTGAAAATGCCTTGAATCGCACTTCTGGTTGCAATAAAAGGGATAACTTGAGGGGCGAATATCGCATTTGTGGCAATATCAAATTTTGCCTCATCTAATCCCTTTAATGCACCGATAGCCCCAGCACCAGTAACCTTTAGCGTCTTATCGACTGCTCCTATGAGTTTCTGACCATCTTCCGACTTAATCCAATTGGATATTTCCTTGGGTGTAAAATTGCCGTACTTGGTTTTGATTTTCGCATCCTTTAGATTCTCTCCGAGGGATTCAATCGACTTCTTGAACTTGCCATCCTCTATGTCGATGTCTGGATTCTCCTTTTGAATCCTGCTAATGATCCTATTGGATATTTCCTTTGGGCTTTCTACGGAAGATACGAATCCTTCGCTAGTCCACTTGCCAGACTCGTCTCTCTTTTGGCTTGGATCGTATAGGAGAGTTGCAGAATCAGACAATTCAAAAGTTTTACCATTGTATGAAAAAGCTTTTTTTACTGTTGGCGTGTTCGGGACAAATTGCTTCCCCTTCTTACTGCCCTCTGCCTTTGTTCTGTTTGCCCCCGCTTTCTGTGCTGGAGTAAGCTTGTCCCATACTCGTTTCGGTAGATACCTTTTATCTCTACCCTTGCGTAGCGATGGCTTTCCATCCGATGTAGTCCACTTCTCTTTTCCCCATTTCTTGAGGCTCGCCTGTGACTTGCTTCTGCCACCCTTGTAACCACCCCCAGCTTTTTCGTATGCCTGTACAAGTAGTTGCGCTTTTCTTGCAGACCATTGACCAGCCTTTCCTCCGCTTGTGCCACGAAGAATCCTGTTTTTAATTCTCTCCCGAAGTTTTGGTTTCGTGTATTTTTGAAGCTCTAAGTTTGCGTTGTCCGTAATGGGGCCTCCAACAATCCACGCACTGCAAGTTCTCATTGAAGCACATTTAAAGTCGAAGATTTCGCAGTAACCCAGATCGCCAGCTTGTTCAACTTCCTGTGCGTCTGTTCCAATGCCTTTGCTGATGCAATCCATAAGTTTCTTTGTCTTATTGAATCCAGCACAGTTCCCGCAACGCATGGTCTTTGCTTCTTCGACAGATCCCCCGAAGGTCTTCGCTTTCTCCGTCCAGTACTCTTCATTCGGCTCCTTTGGATTGGCGGGGCCGTATTGCGCTACATCAATAGCCTTTTGACGATTGGCTAGATTGGTTTTGATGTCCTGTGTTGGGAGTGGACAGGATGATTTTTCGAGATTGATGCCAGACTGTTTATTCATTTTCTCAACCCAGTCTGGATTGCTATAGTCTGGGATTGAGTCTGGTGGATCTATTATGAATTTCATTTTATTTTACCTCAATTGAGTAAGGCACTCCTAGCCTCTTTAAAACATATGAAGATAATGCCTCTGAATGAAATTTTGTATATTTTGTATAAATATTCTTTAATGTCGAGTAATTTCTTTTTTCTATTGGAAGTTTTTCCCAATTTTCATTTAAACTTTTAACCTCTTTGTCCAGCCGTGGCTTTAGCATTGTAAAAAGCCTTTTATTTATTGTATCATGTCTATCAATTATTTTATCGGCATCAGGCCATCCTTCTTTTGGCCTTTTTGCAATATATGTTTTTGCGCCAGCTACAGCCCTGACTTCCTTTAGGTTCACTTTTGATGCAAACACTATGTCTGGATATGAAAGGCTTGTTTCTTGTGGGTGATTGTGCGTTACAATTGTATTTCCGTCTTCCTGCATCTTTTTTGCATCGTCTGGATCAATAACGACCATAGTCCTGTCGCCCTGTTTTGATAATATCACAGTTCCGTTTCCAGATACGGCATACAATTTTTCTATGGGGCTTGGTTCTTTTAGTTTCTTTTCCAGATTTGATACGAGTTCTTGCTGTCTTTTAATCTGATCTTTTATATATTGTGGTTGTCTTTCTTCTCCGCCTCCAGCGCAAGTGTTTCCCTTTTTAAATCCACCTGAACCAGTTCCGCAATCGCCAAGATCCATGCGCCTTGAATTGTAACAAAGCGCAATCATTTATTATTCGCTCCGTGCTTTGTCCAATTGACCGACAATCTTTTTAGCCCTTGCAAGTCCTGCATCACCGCCCCACCCCATATACGCTTGCCATCCTTTGCCTTGCTCGCTCCATGTCGAACCCTTCTTGTCCACCTCATGTCGTGAAAGGAAGCTGTAGATCCTGCGCCAAGTGCGGGGAGAAAGCTTTTTGCGTCCGATAATGTCCCTAGCTCTTGCGATTCCAACCTGTGTCATTCCACGCTGGCTGGCTGGCTTCTCAGCACGAATCCGCAAGGCAGACTTGGCAGACTCGACCATTCCATCGCTAGGGTAAAGATCAATATCAGAGATGTTTTGCATCTCGATTGCATCCAGTACCATCTCCGCATCCTGTGTGGTAAATTCTTTAGAGGTGCTTGTACGCCTAGCCCTAGAAGGAACATAATCGTCATCTAGGTGCTGTTGCTTTATCTTGGCTACTTCTTCTTTGGGCTGTTCATCTGGAACCTGTGGCTGTTCCTCTGGTGCTGGTGCTTGCGCCTGCGGGAACGCTGGCATGGCTGGCTTGAAAGCCTCGGAAATAGATTCGATTGGAACATCCATCTCCTTCGAAAGATCTTGAGCATACTTCACCTCGTAGGCTCGTTGCCTTAGTGCCTCCTCGTAGTCCTCTCCTTTAGCTCCGTACACCTCAGCCGCCGTCCTCAGTCCCGCCTTAAACTCGCTGATATTTGCTTGTGAATCACGGCCTACATCTATGGTGCTATCTGAGGGATAAATCCACTTGCCCTTTGTGAAGTTGCTATTGGGCGGGATCTTGCCCCTAGCAATTCCGTCTGCGATTACCAAGTTCTTAATCTTATCAAAGAAGCGATCCTCTAGGATATTCTGCCAACGCTTGAAGGTGCGTGAGGCCAATGCCATCTCAAGCCGTACTGTCGGCCCCCCTAGCTTGGACAAATCGTAGCAGAATCCAAAGGGAAGATTAAAGGCCAGTGCGATCATATGAACGATCAAATCCACATAGCCTTGGAATGCTGAAGAGGGACGATTGCTTTCGAACATCTTCATCTCAGAACCAGTAGGGATATAGTTAATTTGACCCCTCTGCATATTCTCAATGTTCATTGAGTTGCCATACGAATCTGTCTCAGCTTGGTTAAAGTAAGATGCGGGATCGTCAGAAGATCCGCTTGCATTCGAGATTGTCATAATGCGGAAAGCCGCGTTCTTAACGGCAAGGTTTTCGGCATCCATGGTTTCGGCAAGATCCTTGCAATAGTTGATAACAGAGGCCAGATGGCTACGACCACGAACTTCATCCAGTCGAAGGGGATCGTAAATGAATAGGAAAGACGATGCTGGAATCTCCTGTGCATCTGTATAGAAGTTGCCCTGCGTCCGTCGATAGACCTTGTAGGATTCAGTGCGTCCGTACTTGTCGAATCTTACGCCACCAATATACTCTTGGCTGGATGTAGGATTGTCGAACATGCCTCCAATACGATCTGCCTCCACTGCTTGTAGCCTTATATCCGAATTAGGATCGACTTGCCCATCAATAGAGTTTTGCCTTGTGATAACAAAGCCAACATCGCCATCACGAAGTACGGAACGAAGAGCAAGATGGGAAAGGGCATGGAAATTATTCCTGCCAAAGAAGTCGCACTTTTTGCACCACGCCGACCAGTAATCCTCGTAGGATTGGTCAACCGCCCTGTCTCCAGTGCGTGACATATAGCGGAAATTACCAAGAGCATACTGCGAAAATTTCAGAAGGATCGACCTAATAATTGGATTATTGTCCTCAAGATCACGACCAGCCTTAATAAGCTCAATGCGCTCGTAAGTAGAATTGTATCCTTCGCCACCAGATAATGGCCGTGATGGCAATCTGTCTCTAAGTGGATACGCCCCAGCAAATCTGGTTAATTCCGTAAGCTTACACTTGTCGGCAAGTCTCTTGACCCCGAACTTGGGGTTGATTGCAGTAATCGCTTTTTCTAGGAAGTTTAGTTGAGGCATTTGATTATCTTATTATTTATCGCTATTTATATCAACTACTTTAATTCCTGCCACCCCTTGAATAATCTGGGAAAGTGCGATTGATCCTAGCCCTCGGCCCCGCCAAACGATTGATAGCCGCCGTGCATTCCATTACTGTATTCTGTAGCTCCTGTAAATTTGCTCTCGTAAGTTGCCTTCCACCAATGCTATAGGATGCTCCAGTCTTTAGGATGGCTTCGATTGCTGTTAGGGTTTCTGTGCGAATCTGTGTAACTGTGGCTAGGTCTAAGCCGTAATATACACCTTGGATAGCCATGCTTTTGTATAGCTGTCAACTCTTGCGCCTATATTTACGCCGTTGTTTTACTCGCTTCCAGATAACTTCGTTTTGATCCAGATCACAAGAAATGGACATCATTTTGCTGTAGAAGCCATATCCAAGCCCTGTTGCCAGCATGAAATAGCTGAATACATGGCCGATATAATAAAACACATAGGATAAAATTGTATTCACTCCTTTACCTCCTCAATTTCGATTTTGTCATTTTGGGGAACTGGCATGCATCCAGACAACATGGCTCCCACTAAGTTCATGCATTCTGCATCCATTAAATGATTATCCTTTCGGATTCGATGCCACACCATTTTAGTCCTGCCAGAAAGCGGATTATATTTTGCCCTCTTCACCTCTGCGCTTAAATGGCTGTGCCACTCTTCGGGGCAATCGTCTGGTATTTCCCACTTCGACATTTTCCCATTCTTTAACAGGCTCAACATGTCTTTTACTGATGGGTTCGACCATCGAATGACAGGGCATTTAGATTTCGTTAGCCCCTCTGCCTGTGCTGTTCTCCCAGTTCCAGACAGAGGATCTCCCCAGTTTATCGTACTGAATGGCCTTATCATTCGCCCAGTTGGTGTGATGTGGACGAACTGTGACGAATCAGATCCAAGTAAGCAAGTCCATCCCCACCTACAAGCTTGGAAGTAAACCTCTCTGGTATTCGAACCACTGTCGCAAAATACCATTTTGTCGCCTACGCCCCAGTCCAGTTGCAAGGCTCGTAGGGCATCCCATGATTCCAGCCTTCCGCACCATTCCAGTTTTGATTCTCCGTTGTTTTTCCATCCACGCACGACTACCCACATGTGGAACCCCTTGGCCTCTTGAATGTCTGCTGTGATGATTCGCTTTTCGCAACCCTCGAATTTCTGCCCCATCTTGTATCCAGATCCAGATACCTTCATCTGATTCTCTTCTTCGACCTCCACCCAAGGTTGCCCAAGCACTGAATTCACGAAGTTCTGCAATCCCATGACGCTCTTCTTATCGTTTAGAAATTGGACGCAAAGCTTCCCAAATGTTTCCCAAGGGGAATAAATGCCCGAAAGATGGTAGGATTTGACTTGAGGCTCTGGATTAAGGTTTGTTGGCTTCCATTTGCCCATTCTAAGCATCTTTGTCTTGTGACCATCAGTTATCCTTCCCTTGCACGAAACGCACTCATAATAGGCACTGGAGCGCACTTTTTCGTTATCCCACTCCCCATCTTCATTCTTGGCGTTCTCGTCCCACTTTACTTGAGGCCAAGTCAGTATTTGTTCCTCGTTACAAAAGGGGCATGGGACATAGTAGTATCTCTGGTCACCCCTCTTGAAGCTTTGCCAGATATGGCCGTAATCTGTGGTTGGGGTGGATGTTTGTACCGTAAGGGATAAGGGATAGGTCTTCGTCCTAACCTCTGCCAACTGGATCGAATTGGCTTCCTTGGATGTTGCCTCCGACATCTTATCAGTTTCATCGCAAATCAATAATCCTACAGAGCGTGAGGCGAGATTGGCTGGAGAGTTGCTCCCAAAGAACCAGACCGACATTTTGTCGAAATGCTGTTCCATCAGCTTGTACTTATCCAGATTCTTTGGTTTGTGCCGTGCTAATGCCTCGCAATCGTCCACCATGGGCAACCAGCGATACTCTGAGAAAGATCTGGCTAGATTCTCGTTGGGCATGACCCACATGGTAGGAATGGGCTTTAAATCGAGTCTGTACGCCAGCCCAGCTAGGATCGATGTAGTTTTGGCTGTCTGCGCCCCCCAGCACAGGATCATGGTTCGCAATCGCTCGTCTCTGAAGTTCTCCAGTGGTTCACGAACATATGGGGTGAGGAGGGTTGAATACGGCCCCGCAGTCGAGGATACTCGCTCCGAAAGGTAAAGATTTGACTCAGCCCACTCTGTAACCGAAAGATCCTTCTTTGGTGTCCAGAATGTCTGGGCAAGAAGCTCTAGTTCTTGCGTTGTCACAGCCTAAAATCCTCATAGATTGAAAGAAGTTTAGTCCCTGCTGGGTAAAGGATTTTCTCGTCCTCTGTCTGGCAAATAACATTTCTTGGATACTTCAGAAGGTCAAATGACCAGTTTAGAAGAACATCATCCATCTGCATGTCAGTGAAAATAATGTCTCTGGCTGGACGCATTCTCCAGAGGAATTCAATTCCTGTCCTGCTAATGTTGTAGCGTTCTGGAAGATTCGGGGCGATCCCGACCCAAGAGCGCATTTTGAATTTTGAAAGCCTGTAGATAATATCTATGCAAGCTTGCTGGCTGTTCCCGCAAAACCACACAGGATAGCCCTTAGAACTAAGTATCTTTGAGTTTTTCTTTTCGTTGCTTGTGTGTGGAGAAAAAAAGAATAGATGCGGGTAGATCGTATGCCCTATGCAGTCTTCAGCTAGAAAGATCGCAGATTTTGCGTGTCTGCTTTTTTGATCTCCGCAACAGATGATAGCCGCCTCATCTGGCCTTTCATACTTATCCGAGATTCCCATGGGTTTCGTGAACGCATGCCAAGATGATATTGGCGATTCCCTCGATTTTCTTGCTCTCCCCGATCTGTTTTACCTTCCCCATTAAATCCTTCAAATCCTTTTTTTCCACATAAAGCGGAATCATTTCCACATCGCCTGTCTCAATTTCCTCTTTCATGTCCTCAACTTCTGGTGGCGCACCAGTAAGCATCTTTTCGATCTCCTCTTTGGAGAATCCAGTCAGTTCAATGTTTAGTTCTGTTTGGTCAATCTCTTCGAGTAGGTTTTTGAGTGCTTCGTTGTCGAATTCCCCCGAAAGGTTGTTGAGTGCGAGATTGGCGACCTTCTCCTTGTCCTCTGGTAGATCGACTGCCCAGACATCGACTTCCGTGCGCCCCATAGCTTGGTAGATCTTAAACCTCTGATGCCCCCCAATGATCCTGTTTCCAGTCCGAACATTGATCGTGATGGGTTGAATGTCTCCAAGCTCTCCAAGGCTTTTCGTGAGGCGACCCAACGCCTCTGGAGTAATTTTTCGAGGATTGTAACCAGCCCCTTGTATCTCACTAAGCTTTAACCTCAATATCTTGGGGTACTTGTTCATTTGCAGTTAAAATGGTTTCATTTTCGTCCAAGTCAACATCTTTCATATCCCCCAGCTTGCCTCCTTTCGTTTTCTCAATTACTGCGATGATCTGCTTCACCCCATCAGCAATCGCATCTTTGGCAAGTTCTGGATCGCTTGGGTTCGCCCTTCTGCAAACACTAGCCCCAAGTCCCTCCATTAGATTGCGAATGGTCATCATGTATCTGGCAAAGATGTTTCTCGCCACATCTGCGTCTATCTTTGATCCCATCGCAACCTGTAACGACTCGACCTTGATCTCTGCCTCCATCCTGCTTTTGACTGCTTCACGATGCGCCTTGACCAAACTTGGCAATTTATGGGTTTCGTTGTTTACCTGTGCGTTGTGCAAAATCGCATACGATACCTTTTCAGTATTTCTTGCCCTAGCCAAGCATCCATAAATATCGTCCCTAGAAAGATCGCCCTTGCTTACTGGAACTGAAGTGTCCTTTGGGATAACAACCCCTCCAGAGATGCTGTTCGAGGAAAGCTTACCAGATCGCTCCCTGTTGTTTTCCCTCCAAGCAGTTGCGTTCTCAATCGTATCTGTTGGCATCCCCTTATTTTTAAGCTTCGAGATATAGGGCTGGGAGCATCCCCAAGCGTCTGCTATTTCCTGTAATGTTGCCATTTCATTTTTATACTTCTAATTTATTTACTGAGCAAGATTATTTATATTTTATGTTATAACTTAATGTTCAGTAAGTTATGTAGTTAAGAATTTAAGCAGGGCTTCGCCAACC